TTATTACCTCCTTCGGGTCAACAGCTTACACTTTATATACTGAATTTATATGCGGTTTTAAGTTTTTTATACTCAGTATCGTAATTACTATAATGATGTATGGTAACATGTGTAGCCCCACTCATACGACCCGAAAGGATATCATACATAATTATCAAATTACAAAAACAATAAAAAACGTCCCGCAAGCTTCCTTGCGGGACGTTTTTTATTTAAAAGATTGTAGTTCCTCCGTTGCTCATATAAATGCCCTCCTTTCATTGCTTCAATTATATTATATTACACTTTGTGTTATTTGTCAAGGCTATGCATCTATAAAATTTTTCGATACGGTACCAAGACTTGGCTCCTTATTTTTTTTCATTTCTTTCTCGACATCTTTCATTTTTTTCTGATTTTCCACATCCTTTTTAGTCCACAAGTCATATAATTTTGTTGCATTAACATAAAATTTGTGATTATCAGAAACATTATATAATGAAATTTGATAATACATAGTTTCTATAATTTCAAGATATGATTGATGGAGTGATTGAAAAACAACAGATTCGTCAGCTATATTATGAGTAAAAAACATTGCAAAATATTCAAGGTTATTAAGTAAATCTCTTATTTGTCCCAACATACAGTTTTGTGCAATCATTAAATTCAAAGATATAGCATTTTTCATATTTTCTCTTGAACTATTACATTCAATATTGAGTATATCTGTAGAATTAAAAATGATATTAGCTTCTCTAACAGCTTCAACGAATTCATCGCTTTCAGTTAAAGATTTTAACTTATTAATATCTTCTTGACTCAGCTGCTTATGCAGTTCATCACTGTCAAAATACACCATTTCAGATTTATCAATTTTATTGATTATTTCTGTAGCATGAATATTCTCATAAATATATCTGACATAGGAGATACGTGGAATAACGTTATCCTTATAAAAACCAGCGAGTTCAACAGCCTTATTCACCTTTTCAGTCTCATTTTTTATAAATTCACTTTTAGATGAAATATAATACTGCCATACAGCAATCACAGCACCCACAACAACATAAAGCCCTGCTACAATTTGAACACAATAATACAGTTTTTCAATCCAAGGCATTACAATTCCATTTGTGCAATCAGGTGTAAAGATAAATAACAATCCCGTTAATATAATGCCTGACAAAACCAGTAATATCGTAACAATTTTTCTATTTTTCAACATAAAATTAAACATTATATCACCTCTATGACAAATTATATCACTTTAGAACGAAAAATACAAGTCTTTTTGTTAAATAGATATTAAAATGGCATTTTCTATATTTCGTTACTTGCGGTCTTTGGGGTATATCTTCCTTCATCACAGAAAATTTACAATGTTATTTTCTATCAGCATTCGTTGGTTTTCAACAATTCGCAGACACATCTAACTCCTAGTGGTATAATTTATCAAGAGGAGTGTATTGCAGATGATTATGATCATGTTATCCCGCAAGCTGGGCGAGCTTAGGGTAACACAGGCTGAACTTGCCGCAAAGACAGGGATACGTCCGAACACTATAAACGATCTATTCCACAACGTTGCCGAACGAGTCAGCCTTGAACACCTTGATAAAATCTGCGAGGCGCTTGACTGCGACCTGTCGGAGATCGTTGCTTTTACCCCCAATGCAAGCAAGACCGTCGATAAGTGCGAAAGTCAGAGCGTTTACAAACAAAAGGTGTGAGAGATCCCCGACTGAGAACAGCCGGGGATTTTCTTGCGCAAAAACACTTGACATTGCACCCGATTGAGTGTATAATATAATTACACTCAATCGAATGTGCTTGAAAGGAGTATGATTTATGGATTTAAGCGGATTTCAGATGTGCCATCTATCCGATGATGCACACGGTATCCTAAGAGAGAAGCGTGTTGTTCTCGGACTAACCCAGCAACAGGTGGCAGACAAAGCAAAGGTTGTTCTTCAACAATATCAGAAGTTCGAAAGCGGGGAACGCAATATCATGACCTGCTCATTTAGTATTGCATGCCGCGTCATTGAGGCATTAGGCATGGATATCTCGGACTTCTACCACGGCAAGTATGCATTTGGAGAAGAAGTATATTCATCTCCAGAAGGCTTACGCTACAAGAAAACCAGAAAACTCACCTCAGAAGATGTAAAATAAAAAACGCCGCCCTCAAGGAAATTACCTCAAGGGCGGCGCACTTATTTATATTATACCTCTTCAGTTTTCACTGTGAAACCCATCGCGTTCAGCGGACCAGTAGTGGACGGCAGCTCAGATTTTGTGACTACCTTTGTGGCAGTAACGCGGTATTTCTGATTAGGGAGCTTGTTCTTGCCTTCTTTGCGGATTTTCGAGGCAAACCCCGTGTAACCCCAGTTGCAGTCACACTGTCCGATGATTCCGGGAACTGCTCCGACACCCTGCACATCGTAGTATTTATGACCAGCAACCGAGTGCTGCCACATATCGTACTTGGTGATGTACTTCTTGACCTTTGCCTCGGATATGTACGCGGCAAGCCACAGGGGATAATCCTTCAGCTCATCGAAATTGAGGTGGCAGCATATCCAGTTGACGTTCGTGTACAGCATCGGCTGATAGTTGTATGCGGCTATTGTGTCCATAAAAGCCTTACACATCGCCGTGCATACAGCCTTGCCGAGTTTATACTGCGATTCCATCTCAAGGTCGTAAGCTATCGGATAGGTGATCTTCCCATCCAGCTTGTTTGCCTTTATCGTGCTGATAAGCCACTCTGCCTCTGCCTTAGCCTGTGCCGCATTCTTGGCGGTGCTGAACAGGTACACACCAACATATAAACCGGCGGCCAGACAGCCCCGAACGTGCTGCAGGAAGTACTTGTCCATGCTAGTACCGTATGCCGCTCGAACCATAACGAACTTGACGGGATATCCGAGGATTTTTCCGGACTTAAGCGCCGAGTAATCGACATCAGGCTGACAATAGCTGATGTCGATGCCTGCATACTTAGCCATTACTCCTCACCGTCCTTTTTATCTTCACGTTCTGATTTCTTTTTCAAGACCTCAATTGCCTTTGTAATGACTGAGGGAATAGGTACACCCATCAGTCCGGCATTTTCAATGATGCTGATAGTTTCATTGGCAATGAAAGCAATAACCGTCGCGTCCCGAATGAAATTAGACCCCATGATCATATCAAGCCGGCAGGCTACAAGGACAACAAGCAGAGAAACTCCCTTTCTACAAAGACCTTTCCACCCTGCACGGCTCTCCAGTGCGCCGTTCTCCGTCTTTTCAGACTTATGAAATACTCCGGCGACAATAAGACCTGTCGCATAATCAACGCCCATGAATATCAGCAGCGTGATCAGCGCGGCGTCAAAGCCACCGAAAAAACTTGCAATAGTGCTTCCTACAATGCCAATTGCGGTGCAAATTCCGTCTTTCATATCATTGCCTCCAGTTCGTTTATCTTAGCGCGCCAGCTTGCACGCTCCGCAAGCTTGTCCATGTATTCCTCCCGGGTCGCAGCCCCCTCCGCTATTTTGGCGGAGATGTAGTCTGTTTCAGCAAGTTTCTCCTTGAGGTCGGAAATCTCGATTGCCGCAGAAACCCTCGCACGCTCTGGGGCTTTCTCATCGTCGGAACGGCGCACCGGAACGCCTCCGACAAGCTTGTAATTATACAGCCCGTCCGCGTCAGTAAGACCATGCTCTAAATAGTGCCCCTGCGCATGGTGATACTTGTCGCCCTCCCCGCAGTCAATCTCGATCCAGCTTGCACCGTCGACAAACGCGCTGGAATTGATGTCAGTGATTATCCCGCCAGAATCTGTTCTGACGTAAACTATGTATTTTTCCATATTAGCCTCCTTAAGGTTTAAAGTTCCGCGCTAAGGATTATACTACCGGTGGTGTCGGGTTTGTGGCTGAGTTCGTACTGCTCCCCGATAGTCAGTGAGTCGGCAGCGTTCACAAGCAGCTTGACAGCGTTTGAATTGCACCCACGCACCTGAATACTAGCTGCCTCAGAGTAAACGCTTCCATCCTTCGTGCTACTAAGCACAACGTTTTCAAAAGAAACCGAGGGAATAGTGCGGAACGAAGCCGGCGCGTACAGATAAAAAATCGCATAGCTCGTGCTGTAGGCTTCGGCAAGCCCTGCACGCAGCAGGCTCCCACGGAGAACATACAGGTACCGCTGGCACTTTGCAAGCTCCGTAGCCGGGTCAGGCGGCACAAACGGAGTTGCGCCATCGCCAACCTCTAGCTTGACCCATGCGAGTTTTAGGGAGTTTCCGGCTTCGGTGCCCTTGTTAATTCCTACGGACACTGCGGAAATGTACTCGCCCTCGGAAAGGTCAACCGATACTTTATTTACCCCATTGTGAAGCACGGAAGTGTAATAGCTGTCGACGTAATCTCCAGAAGCATTCACAGTGCGGATTCTTGCCGACCAGACCCCTGATACTTCCAGGACGTTCAGAGAGAGTGTGTATTTCCCGGGAGCAAGCGGATTTTCGGCTTTCTGCCAAAAAACGTGAGCATTTGAATCTAATTTTATAGCCGATTTAATAAGTACGCCATCGGCACCCGCTGTTACCGTGCATTTATTTCCCTCTATGAACCATCTGTCTGCTGAGTATCCAGAAGAATACTCGGTCATCCCGCGTTGATTTACTCGAAAATCAGGATTTGTCAGCAAATTTGGGTTCGATGGTTCAACACAATCTGTGATATCAGCAACAGTATGAGTATGCCCCACATCAGCCTTGTCACCAAGCCTTTTCTCCAGTTCTGCCCTAGTTATAAACACCAGACTGCTGACATTAACATTAACATCGTAGGTCTGCGAAAGTGCAATTACCGCCGTGAATATCTCCATAAAGTCCGGATAATCAATCGACGACGGTATTTCCTCGCCGTTCGCGTCCTGATATATCGCGAACAGTACCTCTGTTTCGCCGTCAGAGGCGTATATCCCGACCTGTTTAAACGTGCAGGCTTCCGATATGCCATCGTTGCGAATCTGCAGCTTGAGCTGCAAACCACTGCTGCCGTCCAGCCTTACCTGTTCCGCAATCAGTACAGTCACATCAGACAGTGCCGAAGAAAGCTCTGTCTGGTCTTTGAGTGCAGCGGATTCTACATGCCCGCTGCCCACGGCCGCTCTTGACAAGGTCAGCACCTTGCCCGATGTCAGGGATTGTTCGAGCAGTTCCAGCCCGACATCCGTTATTGCGTTGTCATTCCATGTTGCCATCATTAACCTCCGCATATATAGTTTTTACCTTGCCGCCCAGCTTGGTCCCGGCATGGACATCAGCAGCGGCAGTGATTCCAGCAATACGCGGGTCGTAAATTATACCGCGTAAATGCTTGATTTTGCCGCATATCAAAGTCTTAACATTAACGCCTGTTTTCGCGTCGATGTCAATAATGAAAACTGTTTCATCAAGCACGGAACGGATATTTTTATAGTAATTTACCTTGGTCATGACCCGTTTGCGCTTCTCCTCGTCGCTGCCGCTGTTCCATATATAGATTTTGAAATGAAAAGGAGGACCGTTGTATTGATTCCATTCAACGACCTGGACATTTTCATAAATACTCCGCAAAGCAGTTTCAACCGCATACTTAGTGCCTTTGTATTTGTGGACAAGAAGACACTCCTTGACTGCCTGCCGCTTGCTCTCAATTGACGAATCTGCCTCATACCACTGTATCTTGAGATCGGCGGCGAGAATATCAAGAACCTTTTCCGGAAGCTCGTCCACCCTCGGAAAGACAGCCGCATACTCAGATTGAGCCACCGTCTTGATAAGCTCACTTGCGACAGCGTCCGCAAGTTTGACCTTGTCCGTGTCGCGGGTAAGCGAATACGGAAAGGCGGCAAGCAGCGCGTCTTTTTCTGTGATCAGCTTACTCATCTTCGTATCCTCCGTTTGTTATCACGGATTTCGCAATGTCGGTATGCGCTACCTGCGGGGTAAGGCGGTCAGAACCGTCACGAAGCGAAACGAACACTGGCGACTTGATATCAACACGCTTTGCACCAGTATCCTTAAGCAGCCACATGAGCCGTGACGGATTTATATCCCGGCCGATTTTCCTGCACTGCCACTCCACATATTCCTCAATTGCGCTGCGTATTGCCGCTTCGATCTCCGCCGCCGACTTCTCGGAATTGCGGTCGATGTAATAAGTAAGATCTACGCTGAACTCAACGACAAGCGGGTCGAGGACCTCAACAACGTCTGTAAGCGGTCTGACCTTATCGTCATTGCAGGCGGCAAGTATAGCGTTTTTGGTTCCATCATCGGCGATTTCTCCGTTAGTCATTATCGCGAATATATTAACATATCCCGGCTTGTCCTTGGGGTTTATCGCACACACGTCCGCTATGCTTGTTGATACCGCCTTTGCATGATACTCATAGGCTCCTTTCGGGCCGGCGGTGCTGAATGCCTCCAGCCCGGCTCTCATGAGCTCATAGTATTCATCGTCAGTCGCGCGTTCAGCGCCGCTGTGGGACGTTTCCACATTTGCGCAAGACGAAAAATACATCACATTATCGACGTCCACAAGCGTATTTATCTGCCCGGGCGCGTACCCATTTCCGACTGTTCCCTCAGTTTCACAGATAACCGGAACATCAGCCGTGACCTCGCCGATATTGACCGCTGCTTCCTCGGTGGTCGCCCACATCAGCGCCCCGCTGCTGTCGGTGACCCTTGTCCCCTTTGGTATCGGTATCGCCGTTTCCTGCGGCGCTGACAGCGTAAACCGCACAACGCATTCCGCCGGCTTTGCTTCCGGTCTTGTCACGTTGTATATCATTTCTCCGAGCGCGTCGAGATTTTCACCGACCGCCCGGGACGGTAGATTTTGATTTGCTGCGTAATTTACGATTATACGCTGCTGTATGATTATCCCGGCGACCCACTGAATAAACAGCTTGTCCGGGTCCGACGGCAGCAGCGTATGTCCCGTAAGTTCTTCGTACTTTGCGGTAAGATCTGCAACGACTTCCACGCTGTCAGTCGATATGAATTGATAATCAGTCGCTCTGCTCATCTGCTATGCTCACCTCCACCGTTAAGTTGATTTTCCCGTCCGCCGACTTTTCAAAGTACACATCGTCCAGTCTGGCACGCGGCTCAAATTCTTCAAGCGCGTCCGATATTTCCACGAACGCTATCGTTTCCGCAGCGTCGATAGGCTTGTCCACGAACTCCATAGGCAAACCAAATTCTCTGTGCATGGGTACTGTTCCGCGCCTGGTATTCAGCAGGAGTGCGATATTCTGCAGTACGGAAAGCAGTTCACCGTCCTGCTGCAGGGAAAGCGAGTAACCATCAGCGGCGCTTACCTTGTATGACATTCCCCCACCCCTTACTTGTTGTATTCTTTGAGTGTTATTGCCACCCCGGCGGTTATGAGTTCCGACTTCTTGCCGTAGATTTCCTCGGTAACGTTAAGTTTCGTAATCACCCAGCGATAGTTACCTATCACCCTCTTGCCGATCACGAATTTAAGCGTTTTGCCGGTCTTTTTGTACTTTTTCAGCTTATCCAGCTCCTCCGCGACCTTAACACCAAGAATCTGCGAAAGCGTCATGTTAAAAGAAACTGTATCCGCGTCATTTCCCGTGAACTCAATGATCTCATTCCCGCCATGCCGCTTGTGACTTCCGTAGGACGCGGAGCTGCTTATCTTTAAGCCCGAAAAAGTTTCAACTTTGTTTGTTGAAACTGTGAAAACAACTTTCCCAAGACTGCCGACTTTCACGTCAAACCTCCCATGATAATGCCGTCGCCGTTGAATTCATCGTTGTATTCGCACACCACAGTCTGACCGATAAACGGCAACCAGCCGTATATCTTAACCGTGATTTCATGCGTGTGCACACAGCCGCCTGCACATTCGATGTCTGGTGACTTCCCGCTGATCTCATCAGGGTGGCTCTTGTTGTATTCCGCGCCGCTGTTCAGCTCCCGGTCGGCTGACGCGTGTTTCTCACTGATAGTCCACGCTTTTCCGTCCGATTTCAGTGCCAGTGTAACAAGAGAGGAGTGGTTGAGGACAGGCAGCCAATCCGAAACGATGTCCACATCGGGAAATCTGACCCTTGCCATTCTTTTTTTAACGTCCACAACAGTGACCGTTCCGATTCTAAACATGTCAACCTCCGTAAAGTATCTGATTTACCCGCGCCTGCACCTGCTCATAGCTGTGTCCAGCGGCTTCAAGCAGTTCCTTGCGCTTGGGATATACGTCCCATTCGCCACGGATCACCTGCATAGCCAGCTCCTGTATCTCATCGCTGCTGTCCGTCTTGCCGCCGCTCGTGCTCTCGCTTTCCGAAAGGCACTTTCTCAGGGTGACCTGCGTAGTATAGCCGCTAGAAGATATGCTGTGTTTTGCGGACTTGACGATGTACTTACCATCGCCAAACCCGAAATCACAAAGTTCCACCGTGCTTCCTGCGGCAAACCTAGGATCTCCGGGGAACGTAAACGTTCCGGTGATCTCAAATTTATTGTGCAGACGGAGCAGCTTGTGTGCGAGTTCCTGCGCCTCTGCCTTGCTTGATACGCGCTGACACACCTGTAAGCATTGCTGATTGTCGCTGCTCTCGTTGTAGTTCTCAGCATACTCGGTCGCAGAAATGACCGCGCCGCTCGTAGTGGTGCAGTACACCCGGCATGAGGTGTAACAGTTGTTCGTGCCAGTGGACAGCTTGTACTTGGTGTAGCCGCCCTCCTCGCCGAACCTGATTTTCCTGACTGCCTTTTTCCCCTCGTAAGCCGCCTGGTCGAACACCACAAGGATATTGTTGGTGGCTTTCAGGGAGCAGCCGGCATTGTGGCACAGCTTCTGCAGAAAGGCAATATCAGAGGTCTGATACTGCTCCACGCGGGAATACCTCGGATTGAACTCGCTTTCAAAAAGCACTCCCATTCCGTTCTGCCGCGCTATCTGACCTGCTATCTCTGAAAGTGTGATGTTCTCCCACGACTTGGATTTCAGCGTCTGCCGCACGGTATTGCTGAAAGCCAGCGATGTTGCCTTAATGGTAACGGTCGCCGGCGGGCCCTGTGCGTCTATGCTGTCAAGCTCGAACTGACCGCAGTCAAGGACTGCGTCCTTGCCATCGTTGTTCCCGTTTCGGAGTACAATAACAGCTGATATCTTAAGGCCCTTGCCAGTCTGAATCTGCGTGTTAGCCGTGCTGCCAGACTTCTTGGAGCTTGAACTTTTTGTGGAGCTTGAAGAACTCGAAGAGGACGAAGAACCGCCCCCGCCGACGGATTTAAGATTGTTGCCCTTTATGTATCCATTCTTGCCGGAATAGGTGATTTTCGCCCAGCTCGAATAAAATCCGTGAACCTCAACGATAGTGCCGTAAGGGAGTTTGCCGATCACCTTGTATTTCTCGCCAGCGCCCTTTCGGATATTTACGCCCGTTGAGGCGGTCACTCTGTATCTCGGTTTATCGGTACCCCCGCTGGCCGAGGAACTCGAACCTGAAGACGTTGATGTCTTTGTGCTGCCCTCCGGCGCGGCGGATATCACCGAACCGCCCAGCGCACCGCCATCAATTATGCTGTTCAGCCATTTCCGCAGCCATTTGCCGTCACGGTCACAGACCTTTATCTGCAGGTCGTCAGCCTCGTCCTCTTCGTTGTCCGTGTATGTGAGAGAAATCCAGTCCTTATTCACATACACGGATATGTCCACGCCGTTAAGAACTACCTGCGTTTCAGCGCGGCGCGCAAGGTGCTTGTCACTCATCCGCTCGCCTTCTTCCACGGCGGCAGATCGTCCGCCGTTATTCTGTCCTCAACATCCGGGACATTGAGGACAACGCCCTCCGAAAAGATGTAGATGTATCGGTATTCAGGGTTGGCATTAATAAGTACGTCCGTGAATTTCACATCTCCGTACACCTGGTGGGATATGCTGTCCCACATATCCCCCTGCTGCGTTGTATATGTGCTCAAGCGTACACACTCCTTTGCCTGTCTATTCCCGCTTCCTCAAGCGCGTCCCGAACCATATCAACAAGCCGCTCGGACATCTCCTGCAGCTTTTCCTCGGTCATATCGCTAACTTCTCCGTTCACGACAAACTGGGGCGCTATGGTGATCTGCGCGCCCGAGCCGCCGGAAAGCAGCGCCCTGGTGTTATCCGCGTCAACGACTCTTTCACCGCCGCGCATAGCCACAAGTTCCGGTCCTTCCTCGCCTACAAGGGCAATGCCATTTTCTGCGTAGTCAGTACCGCTTGCATAAGCGTTCTCAATATCATGGAAACCGCGCACGCTTCCCTCATACGCCTTGTCAGAAGCGCTCGCCCCTGCCAGGGCCTGTGCAGCGGCTGCTGCAACAATATCCGCCGCTGTGGTGACCGAGCCTTTCCCGGCAAGGATAGCGTCAGCATAAGCCTGTATCGTAGCTTTTGCCGCTTCTTCTGCCTTGTCGCTCAGTTTCATATCCTCAACGGCTTTTTCCATGTTGTCAACGATACCGTCCATTGTATCGTCAATATCGACCTTGTAGTCGGCAAGCGATTTCGAAACCTCTTCCTGCGCCTTTTTCTGCTCCTCAAAGTTCGTGACCATGGTTTTCAGTTCTTCATCGGTCGCGTCAGCCATGCCGGCGATGACGTTCACCGAATCAGAAGAACCGTCCGCAAATGAGGCAATCACATCTCCCAAGCCCTCAATGTCGCCAGTCCTCTTGGATAGCGACTCAAGGTTATAGTTGTAATTGTCCCAGTATTCTGTCTGCGAAGAAAGCGCGTCATTGATAGTCTGAATGCTTGTCGGCAGAGTTTCCTCAGCATTTGTCCAAAGGTTGTATTGGCCATTTACACTGTCGTAAGCCGCCTGATATGCGTCGTTGTAAGCCTGCAAAAGCTCGGTTGTCTGGTCGGTGACGTCGTTTACCGCTATGGATACCGCGTCATATGCGGAAACCATCTGCTCAGAAGCACCGGAAATTACATCGCTGTATTCTATGCCGACGCTTTCGCACTCAGCAATAGCCGCGTTGACCTCTGCCAAATCAGAAAGAACCTTGCTTCGTTCTTCTGATGCCTTGTTAAGATCCTGTGTATAGTCACTCTTTCCGAAGATGTTTCCGAGAAACGAGTAATCAAGAGTATTCTCAACGAAACTCTTTTCTCTGAAATAAGCCTGATTATAAGCAATCTCGGCTTTTTCAGCCTGCTCCTGCAGTTGCTGCTGCTTGATAGTCAGTTCTGCAATATTATCTTGTGCCGCTTTGTACTTTGCCTGTATGCTATCCGAACCAGCAGCCCTGTCAATAGCAGCGGAAAGACCATCAAGCTTGCTAGTCACGTTCTCAACATTAATGTCGAGCGAGGGATACAGCTCGTTTAGTTTTTCAAGAATCGGCTGCATAAGCGCTTCTTTATGTGCCGCCGTTTCTGATGAAGAAGCTATATCTTTCAGCTTTGCCGCCAGTATTTGTGCCTGCTCCTGCTGATCAGCAATTGAATTGGTTCCCTCATGGTACGAGGAAAGCAGGTCAGATGTGGAGTCATGCAGAGAATCTATCTCCGAATACAGTTCCGAGACGGAAAATGACTGCTGCTCAATAGCGGCAGTTGCCTCGTCAAGGTCATATTTCAGAGCGCGTGCCTGGTCTGAGGTTTCGCCGTATGTATCGCAGGCAGTCTGATAGTCGCTGTTAAGCTGTTCGACTCTGTCCTGCTGTTCCTGTGAGGCTGTCGTCAGGGTCAGTGTTTCAAGCCTTGCCGCTTTCGTTGCCTCAGAGTAACCGATGATTCCCGCCGTAAGCGCAACGACCGAAACTGCAATAATACCCGCCGGATTAGCGAGCATTGCCGCATTCAGCTTCATTTGTGCGCCGGCGGCGGCAAACTGTGCCGCCACGTTCTTTGAGAGGTTGATATTCAACAGCATGAGCAAGCCGTTCTCGCTTGCCTTTATGCCGATTCCAGCCGCCGAAAGAGCGTTAGAAATCTTTTTCACCGCCGTGAATGCCGTGTATCCTGCAACAACAACGCCGATCTCCGCACCGACCGCCATGATACCCTTTACTACAGCGGGATTTTCCTCGCAGAATTCGTTGATGCCGGTCATGATCTGTGTGCCTGTCTGAGTAAGCCTGCGGAGCTCATCTTCATACAGACTGCCGACAGTCATCTTTAGGCCATCGGTAGCAGAATCAAGCAGTGTAACATCGCCCTGCAGGTTGTCAAGCTTGATGTCAGCCATCTTCTGTGCAGCGCCGGAACAGTTGTTTATCTTCTCAGTAAGGGACTGGAAGTCCTCATCCGAGGCGTTGATCATTGCAAGCAGACCGTTATATCCACGCTGCCCGGCAATCGCCATAGCGTTCTGGACACGCTCTGCCTCGGTCATCTGCTCAAAGTAGCCGCGAAGTTCGATTATGGCATCGGAGAACTCGTCAATAGTGCCGTCAGCATTTACCGCAGAGTATTCGATTTCTCCGAATGCATCAGCTGTGAGGGTCGCACCGTTGAGCAAGCCGTTAAATGTGTTCTTCAGCGCGGTACCTGCAACAGAACCCTTAACGCCCGCATTAGCCATAAGGCCAACACCGACCGCAACATCTTCAATGCTGTATCCGAGCGCCCCAGCTATCGCACCCGCGCCCGAAAAGGTTTCGCCCATGGTGGCTACGTTGGTGTTGGAGTTCGTGGCGGCCGCTGCAAGCACATCGGCGAAGTGCGCGGTATCCTTTGCAGTAAGCCCAAACGCGGTCAGGTTATCAGTGACGATATCAGAAACAAGCGCAAGATCTTCACCGGAAGCAGCGGAAAGGTTTATCATGCCGTTCATACCGGAAAGCATCTCATTCGCGTCCCAGCCTGCCATACCCATGTAGGTCATAGCCTCTGCCGCTTGATTCGCTGTAAAAGCGGTATCAGCACCAAGCTGTTTGGCTTTCGCTGACAATTCCTGCATCTGAACAGCGTTCGCGCCTGAAAGAGCCTCAACAGTACTCATTGTACCGCCGAACTCCTTCGACACATCAACACATTCATGATATGCGTCCGCTATCTTCTTCAGTGCAGTACCGATTCCTGCCGCTACCATCGCCGCCCCAACGGTTTCAAACGCCGTTGCGCCGGCGTCACCATATCTGGCGGCTTCCTCAGCAGCTTTTTCTTCCTGCTTGGTCAGTTCCTCGACCTGGGTTTTCAAGCGGGTGCTTTCACTTGTAAGCTGGTTGATATCAATGCCTGCCTCAGAGAGCTTCTGACCCATCTGCTGTAAGCGCTGATTTTTGTCCGCAATAGCCTGTTCAGTGTTCGCAATGCGGTTTTTCAGCTCGACTTCACGCGCCGCAAGCTGCGCCTCCTGTACCGTAGTGTCCTCGGTGCTGTTTTTCAGCTTTGCAAGTCCGCTCTGAGTGATTTCGAGCTGCTTTTCATATGTATTAAGCTGCTTGGTAGACCGTTCAATGCCTGCCTGCTGTTTCTGATAGGCGCTGATATCGCTTTGCTGCTTATTCAGCGTCTGTATCTCCTTCTGAGTTTTATCAAGTATCTTCTGGGCGGAGTTGAACGTTCCCTTGAAGTTCTCACCCAGCCGCGCGCCGAGTTTGAACAACATTTCATACTGCTTGCTTGCCATTCAACCCTCACCCTTCCTTACTTCTTTTCCGACTCTTTCAGGATTTTATTGTGCGTAATAATCCACCGCTGTATTTCTTTAAGTGGCTGCCCCAGCCAAAATGGGATAGGTGCATATCCGTTTTGCGCCAAAATAAGGATATTGCGCCTTAGCGTCTCGACTGTGCAACACCGGCCAAGAAAAAACGCGCTCTGTTCTTTATCCTCTCAAAGTCGACGATGGATATCTTGTTGAAAAAATCCCTGCCGACAGGCTTTGTACAAGCCTTGACCGCCATAAGGATAAGATAATTTGCGTCGTTGATAGCGCCGTAGTACATGGTCTTCCCGCGGGACACAAGTTCTTCCTCAATGTTCAGAGCGTCCGCGCCGGTGAGCTTGTCAAAGTCAAATGCAAGCTCGGTCACCTCCTCGCCGTTATACATAACGGGCTTGGTCAGATGCAGTATGTTTTCAACGCTGGTGTTAGTCATATCTTCAAGCTCGTTCTCAACAAGCTCGTCCATGTTCTCAGTCTTTTCAAGGTCAACGTTTGTCTTTGCCATAATTCAAAATTCCTCCTCAAATGAAACGCCGCTCCCTGCGAAATGCAGGGAACAGCGATAGTAATTATCAGGACATACCCAGGCACTTGCGGATCTCCGCCGCTCTGTCCTTGCCTGTGTGGTCGATATAGCGGAAATTCAGCGGGTCAAACTCGCAGAGTTTCTTGCCGTTCGCGTCTATTTCCGCATAGTAGTGTACCGCATATTCGCCGTTCACTGCGATAGGCGATGCGTTCTTGACCGTACCACCGGTCAGCTTTTTCGGAACAACGCGCATGATTATCTTCTTCTGCTTGGTTTCCAGTTCGCCGCCGCTGTAATTGTAGTGCTGGTCGGCACGCCACAGGGAAAGCGTATGGACACGTTCCTCGGCAAGAGCATACGCCGCCTCGTTTGCGTGATTGAACTTAAACGTTGTGGTCATAGCCTTGAGCTGAGCCATAACAGGTATCTCAATCTCACCGAGCACCCCCGCGCCGCTCACATTGAATACCATATTTTCAAAATCCGGAAGGTCTACCTCCGCAACTCCGTAAAACATCTTTTCGTCCTCATAGATGGCATAGGAGATTACTCCCTCGTCAACTCCATTAGGCATTTCGCAGTCCTCCTTTCTTAAGAACCGAGCGCGGCTTCAAGCATATCCACGCTGTACTGAACGTGCATATCTATCTGCTGTGCCGGTATCGGTGATGCCGCCTGACAGTCAAGACGGAACATTCCGTTCATGAGATTTGTGACAGGGTTCAGCTCACTTGTATATGCGATTTCGCCGCCGTAAAGCTTGCCCTCTGCTGTAAGGCCATTGAGCCATGCATTGAACGCATTGATAATAGCGTCGCGCAGCGCAGGGGTCAGAGGCTTGTCGATGTACTGCCAGAATGTATTGATGAACGTGTTGCATATCCAGTCCTGCACTCTGTTGGTGCATATGAACATCTTGGCAACATCGCTCGTCTTGGGATAGCAGCCCAGATAGTTGCCCCACAGGGTCCAGCCGCCGTTGTTAAGCACGGTGACAACCCCGGCAGATACGCTGATAACATCAGCCTGCGGAAGTGAAAGCGTCACCTCAGTGCCATCCGCGCAAACCGCGCCGGTGATGGATACGGACTTGTTGGACGGAGACTCATACGGGCAATCGGCGTTGCCGGAATCCACCTTTGCGATAAGTCCGCACACGATAACAGAAAGGTCGAAAAGGTAATCGCCGCTCTTGACCATCGGCCAGCATACGATCATGTCCTCGGATACGTATCCGTTGTCGGTCTTGTGCTTAAGCACCTTGGAATAGTCATTGACTGTCTTGGTGTTGATGTCCACGACCGCCTTGGCGCGGAACAGTCCATTGATACTCGGCGCTTTCGCCGCCATCACCGCCGCTACTGTCGGATCTGTTGACCAGCCGGGGGCGCATATAAGGTCGGGAACAATCCCGACAACGCTGCGGCACATTTCAACTGTTTCCACAGCCATTTCAACGTCCTCTGCCGTGATGGTGGAAAGGTCTGCGACATCATAGCCGATCTTGAGCTTGTCGGCGCTGTAGCTCGAAGAGTCTGCCAGCAGCTCGATACACAGCGCATTGCCGCTGTAATATGCCTCGTAGTCAGTACCCTTTGTCAGTACTGTTGACGCCCTTCCTGCCGTTACCTTAAGATCGTCGTTTATGATAGCGTCAGCGGTAAGCTCCACTATGTGGTCAGCTACCGTGAATTCCTCTACCGCGACTGCCTTCTTGTGCTTTGCCGGGTCGAAGATGTTGTAGAATATCGCCGGCGACATACCCATGAGTTTATGGTATCCGTACATCGCCTGGCAGAGATTCCACTTGGGCGAACCGTCCGCGTTCCTCCATTCGGTGCTGTAGCCGCCGAGTTCCTCCGCCTCGCTGAATCCGGACGAAAGCTGGGGCTTGCCGGTGTAGCCCTTACCGCGATGGCAGGGCCATGCGCCTATGAAATAAGGAATACCGACCGCTGCGGTCTGCACCGCAACAACGCCGGTATCGTCCTTATATGTGTTTATGCCATGTCTTAAAGCCACGGTTTACTCCTCCTTGCCTTTAATTTTCCTGATAAGCGCGTCATACGGGATGTATATACCGCGCTTTTCCTTCAGGTCGCTTTTTGCCTTTGCAACGTTGTGGTCTGCGACAATAAGCCGCTCGATCTGCGGGTAATCCTTGAGCTTTTCGCCGAACGATTCAATAATTTCAGCCTTTGAGCCGAAATAAATTCTGCCGTTTGTGACAACTCCGCGTATTGAGGGACCTAAATAGACCCAGACCCTTGACTCTGCCGCCGCGTTCTGCCCGCCCTGCTCTGCCTGTTCCGGCTGTTCGGACGGTACTTCATCGCCGACGGTCTTTACCTCAGACATTTCCTCCGAAACGTCGGTTTTCCTTGCCAAAGAAATCAACCTCCCTCTGTATTGGTCTGATGTGGAATGTGCCTATCATTTCGCCTGCGTAGTAGGGCGCGGTATCATCGGGATAGACGACCGACTCAACTCCCTCATGCTCGTCAAGCACGAATTCTTTTCCTATCTGCACCTGTTCAAGCAGCCGCTCCTGCACCCTGTCCATGAGGTTGAGGAGCATTACAGCGCCGTCCTGCTCGTCCTGCGAGTACACGCAGAAGATAAAGCGCACCGCCGCCGTGTATTCGGGATTAGGATAGCCGTTCTCGCTCCGCTGGTGCTTGCTGTCGATAAACTGAACGATGATATACGGCGCGAGTTTCTTTGCCGAATTGCTGTCAGGCAGACGCATGAGATACACCGCCGGAACACGGCTTTTCTCCTTTGCGTCGCCTTTCTGGACTGCCTCCGGAAGAGAAATGTTCTTTATCGCGTCCTCGCAGAACGTTTTCAGTTCCTGAATGAGTTTTACCCTTGTCATGGTTACCTCCAACCGTTAAGCAGCGCCGTTGTTTCATGCTCCATGCGCTCCTCAAACACCTTGCGGACATTGTCGCCGACCGTATTTGCAAGGGTCGGATTCGCCCCCAGCATCTGCGGAACGGACGGACCGAACTTCTGCTTTATCGGCAGTCTGCTTGACCCGTACCGTTCAAAAAGCCCGATGTGTCCGCTGTCCATCGTTGCACGGAAAACGTGTTTCAGCGTTTCGCCGGCGGTGTTCCGCTTGACCTGCACTCTGTACAGCCCGGAACTGGTGATTTTTGCGTTGAACCGGATAAGCGGAACATGAAATCCGCGAAAACTAAGTCCGACGCTTATTTCATCGCCGGACTTCTGAATATGCTGCGAAGACTTGGTATACTTCTTGAAGTCGGACGTATTCAGCGAATAGTCCTTATTGACTTCACGCGCTACAGCCGCCGTGCCGCTCGTTGCGGCGCGGGTCAGGGAAGAACTGGCCGCTTTCTCAATGCCGCCCGGTATCCCGGCTAAGAGCTTGGTTGCCCGGTCGAGCGCCTTGGAGCTGCCGGAATCATCAGCAAGCGAAATGTTGACGATTCCGGAATAATTGCCGCCTGAATAGCTGTCACTCATCGTAATACCTCAGTTCCAGCGTGATAAACCCCATATCACATTTGGACGTAACTACCGAATACTTGCGGAAAAACGTCTTACCCAGCGCCTCGCCGTCGTCTATCTCAAAGCGATGTCCCTGTTCGGGGATCACCCCGTCAAGGTCCTTCTCGTTGATATAGGCAACGGCGGTCACAAGGTATATACCCTCAGCATGGTCGCTCTGAATTATAGGTCTGTCAGACTGCTTGACCCGCTGGAGAATGATCGGTATATTTTCATATACCTCTCCATCGTATTTCAGCGTGTGACTTTCCGCAAACTCCCCGGTGTTCATCAGCACATTTGCGATATCGGACTTGACCATGTCCTTAAAGCCCATTATTCGCCCTCCGGATCATCGGACAGCGCGTCGGCGAAAAAGTCGTCAAGCGCCTTGATGAGTTCCTGCTTGGTCGCAGCTGCAGATACCTCAATGCCGTATTCGTTTGCAATCGACTGCAAATCAGCTTTTGAAGTGTCGGCGCTGTACTGCGGTATGCCGAAGTCATCGCCGGCGCTTTCGGCGTTATCATTGTCATTACTTTCAGACTGAACCTCGCCGCGCTCGGCACCGTCCACCGCCTCCGCGATACCCTCGCGGACAATCCTTAAGCCCAGTTTCTCGTCAACCTCGAACGGCGGGTCCTTGGGAGACTTGGGCTTTACAATACCGTCAACCACCAGCCCGAAAGTTGTATTAAGGATTCTGATTCTCATAGAAACCTCCTATCAGCTTACGACGGATGCCGCGAAGATGAACGGCGTGTAGTACCTGGGCATTGCGATAGGCCTTGAATAAAGCTCTACAGCTCTGGTATTATGGGGGTTGTCCACAAACAGCTTGGTTACTCTAGACTTGGCAATAGTCGCGAAGTCCGGACTGCCATAAGGCATGAGTGTGACCGCACTGTAAGCCACACGGCCGCAGTTCGGGAATGTTACCATTGCCGCGTCACTGGGGAAATAGCTTTGTGTTACACCGTTATCATTTTCGTATTTGTGACCTACAACGAAAACGCGCAGCGTGTGACCACGGAAATTGAACGAGCCAAGCTCATTGACTCCGGGAAGTATGTTGTGCTCGTTCACACTGCCGAAATTGATCGCAATGTTCTTGTTCAGCATTGTGTAAAGTTCCTCGTTCTTGTAGAACACATCGGCAACGTCGGTGCCGATGAGCAGGTCAGTAGCCGCCATACCACGGTCGGAAAGCATCTCACACATTGCGTGAACATCTCCGATGATGTTGGCGTCCGAGCTGTTCCACTTGTTCTGCGGGGTGTATGTATGTTCCGTTGCAGTGTCATAGAACTGAATATGCTTTGTTTCACCAGGGGTATTGATGTCGATGTACTCCTGCATGGTGAGCGCATTATTCTGCATTAACTGAGCGCACATCCACTCGATACGGCGGCGCGTTCTCTTTTCAAGGGTCTCAAGATCCTCTGCAAGCAGACGTATAGCCCGCTGTGCAGGTGTGGAACCTGCGATAAGGGGTTCGCCGAAACCGCGTGCTGCCAGCTCGTCAGCGCTCAGCGGAAGTCTTTCAGCAATATATGCGGGACCGAATTCAGCCACGGTGTAGCCATCGCGCTCAATAGGTATAGCGCCGCCGCGTTCAGGCACGAAATGTGCCAGCTTACGCTCACCGCTCTTTTTGTACTCCACAAGGATCTTGTCCTCGGTATGAATATCACTTTTGCCAGTGGTAAAGTAGCGGTCGCTGAAGAACATTGTTTCAGGCTTCGCCTTTTCGTGAATGCTCTGCAGCACGTAAGACTTGGTTATATCAATATTTACTGCCATTTTGTCCTCCTCGTTAGTTAGAATCGGCGGCGGTAAACTCGATGCCATACTTGCGCAGGGTATCCTTGTCTGCCTCCGTCATCTGGTAGCTGTCCTTCATGATGATCTTGTTGCTGTTGAACTTGCCGCCAATGTAGATGGTCATGTTTACATCTTCGTCAGCCGGGACAGTAATGTCATCGGTCAGAATGCCGTAAGGCTCAAGCACCTCGCTGTCCGAAGACGAGGCGGTTGTTCCCAGGATAACAAGTGTGCCGTCCTTTGAAGATTTCGCAAGCACGGTGCCGCGCTTAAGCTCTCCTGTGTTCTTGCGGAGCTTTCCGGTGCCAATTCTTAACGCCGGATCCGTCCCGGCGACAAGATTGTCGGCGGATACTGTGCCAAGCTTTTTGAGAAGTTCCGTAGTCATTACTCGTCCTCCTTCAGCGCATCGTCAATAGCTGCTAAAACCTCAGCCTCTTCCTGGGCTTTGTTCTGTCCCGCTCCGCCGTCAGCCTGCGGAGCGACCGTGTGAACGTCTTCCGCACCGGAACCGCTGTAATCTGCCTTCATGTCGTCAAGGAACGACTTGCCTTTCCTTGCATTCTCCGACATAGCCTTGTAAGCAAGTTCCTCGGCTGTGCAGGGGTTCTTGTACTTAGCGTCAGCGAGGAGTTCCGGGCTTACCTGTCCGGCGATAGCCTCTATCTTCTCTAAGCGTGTGCGCTCGTCCGCAAGCGCCTTCTGCACAGCGGCGTCCATTGCCGTCTTGTTTTCGACTGCGTGTTCTGCCTTGTAATCCTCTTCAACGCGTGCTGCGAGTTCGGGATTTTCTTTGCGCAGTTCAGCAAGATTTACTGCCATAGTGGTTTTACCTCCCTCATTGTTGTTTGATTTATTTGCATTGCCTTCATTTGATTCAGGCTGTAATGCCATGCGGTGTGCCGCTGTAATATTCGGAGCGTTATTTACAACTGGTATATTTTCAGGGCATGTTGCTCCGTAAAGCGGCATAAATCTGCCGCTCACATACAGTGCCGTCTTATCAGCCGATGCGGCTATCTTGACTTCATCGCTCGTTTCAATGAGCTCGTCAACAAAGCCCTGCTCCTTGGCTTCTTTTCCGGTCATAAATGTTTCATCAGCCATCATGCTGATGAGTTCAGCTTCTTCCTTTCCGGTCTTGCGTTTGTACGCCGCCAGCATAGACTTGTCATAAGCGTCGTTTGCAAGCGCGGTTTTTCTAAGTTCATCAGCGTTGTAGCTGCCGCAAAGCATGACCAGCGACTTGTGTATCATTATCAGCGACCCCTCGGACGCTTTGACTGTATCAGCAGCGCACATAATGTGCGAACCTGCTGACATTGCAACGCCATCGACTGTGCAGGTTATCTGTGTGCCGTTCTTAGCCATTTCACGAAGTCTGTTATGTATCACTATCGCCGTGTGGCATTCACCGCCGCAGGAATTAAGCCGTATATTAAGCGCTTTACTCTTCGATACAGCGTTTAAATCATCTAATATTTCATCTTCAACAATGAAATATCCCTCGACTGGTTTTCCTGTGAACCCATTAAAAGGTCTGCGCCTTACGACCTGACCGTAAAGAACAAGTTCAGCTGTTTTCGTGTCAGCGTCAGCCCTGACCGAATAGCCCTCACGCTCCGCGAAATACGCAGCGCCTTTATTCTTCATCGGCATTTTCTTCATCTCCCTCTTCATCATCGTCAGCGATGTTATTCGTCTGGGCGGGTATAATGTTCTTTATAAGCTCGTTCTCCACCGCAAGAGCAGACATATTGTCCTCCCAGTTTTCGCCGTAGTACTCTCTTGTGATCTGCTCGTTCGTCTTCCAGCCGTGCTGAACCAGCATTGCGTTTGACTCGGCTTCCTTCTTGGGGTCAAGCTGTGTGAGCGCCGGACCGTCCCACCGCGCACTGCACCAAGCCGCTCTGATAAGAGGATCATCGAAGAAACCCGGTGCCCTTATCCTGCCGAGTGCAACAGCCTCAGCAAGCCAAGTTTCGTAAATTGGCTGGTTAAAATCGTTATTGACCCAGGAACGCCGCATTTTGATAGCCTCCCACGCTTCTTCAAGAGCGCCCTTTGACGCTGAATAAGACGCAGTGAACTCTTTGAGCAATACCTCATGCGGCATTTCAAGCGCCGCTCCGATCTGCTTAGAAATTGACTTGTTGAATGTTTCATATCCGGCAGTCGGAATGTTCGGATTACCGAACACGATTTTTTCGCCCTTTTTCAACTTAACGATGTTGCCAGGTGCCATTTCCGGCTCGTCCTCGTCTGAATCGCCATCATCAGAATGGTCGAAGATCGGCATATCAGTCGAGTCCGTTTCCGTTTCTAGCCAGCCGGTAAAATACGTCTGAATGATTGCCGCTGTAAGTTCGCTTTCCGTGTATCTGCGGTTCTGCAGAAGCATTTCAATGACCGGGGCGAGATACGAAACGCCCCGATACTGGTCGGGACGCTCTGAATCCATGAGCTGTAAAACATTCGGTAATCCGGTCTTTTGGCTGAACGCCTCGACCCTGACCCACTTAATATCCGTAAGCATTGAAGAATACGGATAACCATTGCAGATATGATAGGCTACAACTCTTCCGCTTGCGTCAACCTCAACGCCATCATGAACAGCGTTATCACCACTTTTACCCTCTGTCGCCGAAAAAAGACCGTTTGCAACTGAACTCAGCGGCGTACTTATCCGGTCAGCTTCAACAAGCTGAATGCAAAGAGAATATGGATTAAAGCGAGTCGGCTTGCGCCTTTTCAGCAGAACAAACACATCGCCGCTCATCAGCCAGGATTTCACGGCTAACTGCTGCATTTCGTAGAAATTATTTATGCCAAGCGCGTCACATGACGACTTGTTCAAACACCATGCCCGAAACTCTGCCTCGGTGCGCCTGCACCACTGCCTTGCACTTTCCGTTGAAAGTCCAAGCAGTTCCGCGTCAAGACTGCACTTCATTCGCAGTCCCGGACCGACTATCTTCGTGCGGTTGGTATTCACAGCGGCGGCAGCTATCGGAGAAGCCATATATAGCATGCGCCCGCGCTGACGCATTGTTGCATTGTGAAAGTCTATATCCTCAATCGGCGCGCCCGAACGCGCATTGAAAGCCCTTAATGACCTTTTAGTAAGCGATGCTCCAGCATCGCCGTACCCGCTTGCATGTACATATGAGCCGCTCATAAACGTCCCCCCTTTTCGTGGAATAACAAAGGCACGCCATTTGACCGGGCGTGCCTTGATTTATTAAATTGTAGATTTCACTTGTCGGCAATTGCGGCTCATGCGCCGTTTTTGCCCATAAAAAAAGCACCGCTTTCAAGGTGCTAATATTTGTATTTTTTTAAAAATATTGAGATTATTTTTAAAAAAGCTATTGACAAACACGTTAAAACGTGGTATAATATAATCAGAAAGAGGAAAGGAGGTGAGAGCGATGATCAATAAAATAAAAGAGCTCATTAAGCTGCTGGAACAGCTTAACAAGCTCCTTCTCAAGGTAATTGAACTTGCCGGAACGGTTACCTTGTTGGTCTTAGCTATCAAGCAGATCGCAGAAATCTTCTGATAGCAACCGCAGCTGCGGGCGGTTATCCGCAGCCCCCTTCGGGGGTTATCAATATTATACCACGTTTCAGGAAGGAGGTCAAGAGGATATGAAAAATATAGTTAAACTTGGCGGTCAGCTTCTTATCACGCTTGCACTTTGCGCCATTCTGGTATTCGGAATAATCGGCGCTGTGAATCTGTTCATAAAGTGAGGTTTTCAAGATGTTTTTATATATCAAGGAGTATCGGAAACGTGCAAAGATCAGCGTTCCGAAAATGTCTGAACTCACAGGCATACCAAAGCGCACCATTGAAGACTTGGAAAAACGCGGCGACTGCCTTGTTTCCAACGCTCTGAAAATCACCGACGCGCTCGGCATTACCCTTAACGACCTGCTGACACCGCCGCCTGACGCTGCTGAGTAATCCGTTTCCACATTCAAAGCGCCTGCCCGCAAGCAGGCGCTTTTTCTTCGGTGAAGAGCCGCATACGCCGCTGCTGCCGCGCACACAGCCCTCGGAGAAATTATGAACTCTGCCGTTAAAGCCCCAAACCGGCAGAAATCAAGGCGCGATCAAATTCGCGCCCTCTTTTCTGCTGATTTTTGAAATTGATTGCAAAATGAATCATCTGTCCGTGGGGATTATTCCCACGGTCTTGCGCGTTGCCTTGCCGTGCAGGATAGCGTCATAGTATGCCTGCCGGTCAACAGCCTCTTCCAGCAGCTCGTCAAGCTTTGTCATGTCAAACTTGGTGATCTCCATGTCGCCGATCTTGTACGACTTGACGCCGCCTGATGTAAGCGACTCCTGCGCCTTGATAAGTTCATCTATACGCTTTGTATAATGCTCATACATTTTACGAGCCGTATTTTTGTTAATCATCGTTATCACCAATCATCGTAAAAATCGCTTTTCTTGCGCCTGCGCGGCTTCACTTTCTTCTCTTTCATGGGAATAGGCGCATTTTCTTCGCCCGGCTTAGTCGTTCGGAGCTTCTGCTCTATCGCGTCCCAGTCAGGCGAAAGTATTTCGCACGCCGCAAGGTTGTAGTTCCGGATATCAAAAGCCTCGTTGCGCTCATGTCCGGGGATCTTCTGCCATTGCCAGGGGTGTTTCAGTTTCGGAACATACGCAAGGTGTTCCGACATCAGCTGTTTAAAGAATTGCTTGCCGTAATCGTCGCGCAAGGGAAAGTGACAGTAGTTAGCGCCGGGCGACTGAACGCGGAGGTTGTCCACAATCTTCTGCTTGCCGGCGTTAACGCCTATCTCATACACCCACACCTGCCCGATAACCTTGCCATTGACCACGATTTTTTGTTTCTTAGGCGGCGCGGTGTACGGAATATCAGGGCGTTCAGCACCTTTTATCGCAAACACATGATTGCACTGTCGGTCTCGGCAGTGCTGGCGGACTTCCTGTGTAAAGTGTCCGCCCTCGTCGATAAAAGTAAGCGAGATTTGCAACGAAACCCCGCTTTTAAACTTGTATTTATGAGATAATACCTCGTCAAGCCGCTCCCAGACTTCTTCTGTGTCAGGGCGTCCAAGGATAACGCCTTTCTTTATGCCCCATGTTTCACCGTATCGCCGATGTCCCACGACCTCATATTCAAGGCGGTCATCTTGTGTATCCACACCGCAGGTGAGCAGGAGCACGCCGTCCGGCACTTCTGCCTCATAGACTTCGCGCCGCGCCATAACATCATCTTCTGATGCCATGTCGCCGCGCTCTTCCCAGAGCTCGCCGAACTGCGTATTATACACGACCTGCAGCTTTGCGGAGTCTGTCCCCGCCTGCAGGAACTGTAATATTATCGACTCCCAGGTTGCCCACGGCGAAACCCATGCGGTCAGCCAGAACGAGCGCGTTTTGTGGTGCTTTCTGGCTTCGGGAACCGTGGCGACCCATTTCGCCGGCTGACTCTTCATCGTGTGTTCGTCGGATATGCCGCCGCATTCCGGGCACACATAGAAAATCTCTGAGATGTGGAATATCTTCTTGTCGCCATTTTCGGCGGTGTCGTACTCAAATCTGATATTATCAAATGTGATCTCGACATATTCGCCGCAATGTGGGCATTGGGTTTTCCACCGCTCCATCGTGCCTAAGTTGTAAGAATTTTCGATAGCTGACGCCCCTTTTACAGTCGGCGTTGAAACCTCGACCATCTTCTTGTTGTAGAACGTTCGCGTTCTTGCAACAGCCAGCTCCCACGGGTCACCCTCAGAGCCTGCACTCGTCGCCCACCTGTCGCGCTCGTCGCCGAAAACGTAACGAATAGGCATTGAGGAAAGATCGTGCGCCACGTTCGAACCGGTCATGACGAGCACGCCGCCGGGAAACGACTTCTGCCGCTTGGTGTTCGCTGCGTCGCGTGACTTGGGATCAGCGACTTTGCGCTTAAGGCAGCGCGTTTCACGGATCATCGGCGCGATTCTCATTTCTGAATAACGCTTAACATCGTCAATCGTGGGCTGTATCAGCAGTATCGGTCCGGGGTCCTGGTCTATGCAGTATCCGACCATGTTGTTGATGGTTTCAGACTTGCCGACCTGCGACGCGGCTACAACTACGATATGCTCAATAAGAGGATCGGTAAAACTGTCCAGGATATCAAACATATACGGAGTTCGCGAAGTCCGCCACTTGCCGACTTCCGCCGATGACTCGGAGGTAAGCCGGCGGTTCTTGTCCGCCCACTGTGATACTGTAAGGTCTTCCGGCGGCTTCATGCCGCTAAGGATCTTCGCAAGGCAGGCGTTCAGCTTGTTCACCCGATCTTTTTCTGATTCTCGGAACACACCGCCACCTCCCGCCGCTCAAACCCCTTTCTGACACACGGATTTATTGATATTATCGCCCGAATTAAAGCCGCATAGGGCTTGGTGGGTACGGTGGGAATCGAACCCACATGATCCGGATTAAAAGTCCGGTGCTCTACCATTGAGCCATGCACCCGAAAAGGCGGGAACGGCGGGTCCTGCCCCGCTGGCACTTTTCCTGTGTGAGATTAGCACCTAACTGCACACAGAAGATCTTGCGCGTCATCTTGCCGCGCTGCGTTCCCGTGTTGCGGTTGTTGCCTAGCACAACAGCCGCTTTCGACATTTGAAAGGACAACCCCTGCCGTTCATGTGCAGCGAGGGTCGATAGGTAGGCGGCAGCGGGGATCGAACCCGCCGGCAGTGGGCTGAACCAGTATAAATACTGACTTTTTACCATAACCGTATCCCGACATATACCACCGTCCCAAGACAGCAGGTCGGACTTGAACCGCCGACATAGGGATTGCGTCCCCCGCTCTGCCAACTGAGCTACTGCCACACGAACACCACAGTTCCACCTCGGATAGTGCGCTCCCGCATTACCTCTGTTTCACCGCGAACGGATGAGTAGTCCGCGCCTGTGCCGTGTATTGTGTACGCAACGTCTTGACAAGAGCCTGCGGATTTGCACCGCACGCGCTAAGGCGCGGCACTGTGCGGCTCTGAAATCTGCGCAGGGTCAAAGGAGAAAGCCCCTGCGCCTTGTATCGTCTGCGCGGTGTTGCAAGCCCGCGCTATTACTCTGTTTGAATCGAACAAAAATACCGCTTGGGCGCGGTGATCAGACTGGTTGAATGTTGGCTCTGTGTCCGTCGCCTCAAACGGTATTTTTTCGATTATATTGTATCACAAATATAAAGGGACATGGGGGACATTCGGGACAAATTGCAAAAATATCTGAAAAAGATATTATCAAAAATAGAAAATGCCCCGCAAAATCAGATGAAATCTGACTTGCGGGGCAGACTATCAAAAAAAACCATTTGTCTGCGGAATCCATTATGATCAGATGGTTTCCACACAGCAAAAGAAGTATTTGGCAGATATTCTTTGGAAAACTCCAATTGAACTCTCTATAAGACCTAAGCCAAACAAATCAGATAAGATCTGACTTGCTGGATTGTATGACTAATGCATTAGCAGCCATTGATCATTCTTAGTTCTTCCATTAGCCCTTTCTGTAAAACCTTTGAAAAGTTGATTCCTGCCTTTTCAGCCTCATCATTAAGTTTTCCAGGAATGGTGCAATTCTTTTTTACGCAACGGTTTTCCATGCTTCGCTTATACGCTTCAATATCAGCGTCGACAAGAGAAACAAATGCATTTTTGTCATTGGTTATGATTGTACTTAATTCAGATGCATTGGGTATTTTCGTTTTTTCTTTTTCTAGTTGGATTACTTTTATACATATTCGTTCCCGTGCCATTTCTATTGCGTTTTGAATTGATTTTCCCTGTGTCATAACGTCGAGATCAGGAACCTCAACGAAATATGGGACTTTGTCTTTGGTTTTGTGGAATATTACCGGATAAACCATTTTTGTGCTCATATATTACAACTCCTTTCACCCCGCCTTTATGCTCCCCTTTCGGGGAGCTTGCGGTTACTTGAGATTATGCTTCTTTATAAGCGCCTTAGCAAGAGCTTCATTGATCTCACGATGTCTTGGGATTGCTTCTGTTTGATTGCCTTTAGTCCAAACATCATGATTTCCGCCATTACGCTCAAAAATCCAGCCGTTTCTCTTGAACAACCGCTCAAGATCAGCCTTTTTCATATTGTACCTCCTTTCTTTTATATTATACGCCTTTTATACGCATTTGTCAAGAGGTAACAAAAATAAAATCATGAAAATATGAGCAAACCCAATCGCAGACTGATTTCATACAAGAAATTATTCTTCATCGTCATCATCGAAGTCAGCGTCAAGTTCGCGGTTAGTCCGCTGACGCACCAGCTCGTCATATCTTTTCGGATCATACTTGTATTCGGATAAGTCCTTAAGGATCTCATGCACCTCATGCTCAATGATCTTCTGCACCTCCGCCGGCTCGGAGGACGCAGCGCACTCAGTGGCACATCTTCCGGCAAGAGCCACAAGCCCGCCGCGAACAAAGTAGAGCAGGTCAGCGGTCATTTTCTGTACGTCCTCTGAACGGTGCATTTTGCCCTGGAACTCCTTTGCCTGCATTTCCGCGATGACCGCCTTGGACTCCTTGAGTTTTGCCTCTGCCTTTTTCCGCTTAAGCTCCACATCGGCGGTATCTTCATCGCTCCGGCGTGATTCCAGCGATGCGCAATAAGCCCTCATGGTCTGCGTAAAGTCGTAGAGCGCACCGTGCTTTGTCTTGGTTTCCTTGATGATTCCACGCGCTGTTATGTCGCGGATCCATGACGTAGTCTTTCCGGTCGCCGCTACAATGTCGGCGGTCTTCACGAATATCTGCGCCCCGGCTTTCAGCGAGTATATGATCTCCGCCGGCTTCAAGTTCGCGGGACGTGCGTCCTGTGCCGCCTCTGTACGCGCTTCTTCCTCCATATCCTCCAGCCTTGCCGCCGCGTCAAGCACCGCGCTGTCACTGCTCACAGAGGGAACATCAGCCGCTTTCCTGCGTGGAGTGCGCGCCGGCTTATCCGTGGCTGCTTCCGGAGCTGTTTTCTTCTCAGTCTTACACTTGGTATCCGCACTCCCTTTGGCGGTGCTTGTAGTCTGTTTTGCTCCGCTTTTCGCCGTTTTCTTGCCGCTAGGCGTGGTTTTTGCGGTACCCTTGGTGGCTTTTGCCCCGCCCTGAACTGGCTTTGTATCCACCTCCGACGCTGTTTTTTTGACCTCGGTTTCCTGTGCTTTTTTCCTTGCCATTTTCTATACCCCCAAAAATATTTTTTTCAATTCAAGTGACCCGTTTTTTTCTCCATGACTAGGCGAAAATTGGGCGTCGGCGAGCCTCACCTCACCCCGCCCCCGGGTCACAGTACCTTGAGGGGGGTTCACATCGGCAAAAGGCAGGAATAGCGCCCTTGCGCCGCTCTCTGCCATTTTATTGATGCCGTGTTGAGGTGTCAGTTGTACTCTTTCAGCAGGATAGCAAGCGCCTTTTCCGCTTCTGATGTCTGAGGTTCGATGTCCTCGCCTCGGTCGTAGTTGTACACTACTTTGCTGTCCTGGACAAGTGTTAGCTTTGAGATCCTGCCGTTGTCAATTCCGAACTGGCTTTCGTTCTCGTAGTGTTTCACCCAGTAGCTCACCGATGTCATGCCGCCGTTGCTGCTCGGTATTCCTATTGCACCTTTTGTCCACATATTCTTTTCCTCCTGCTTGATGTGTATTTCCTTTCGGTGTGTCCATATTAACTCTAAAGGGACGAAATTGCAAGCGATTGCAAAAGAATATCCTGCACAAAGATTTCGCGGCTATCATGTGTATTTTACCTTTTGTAGCAGCGGTGAATGATGTCGATGATCTTGCTCTGCTCCTCGGCTGACACTCCGATACTCTTCAAAGCCTCTCTTGTGCCGCATTCCGGGCATATGAGCGTGTGACCGTCATCGCGCGATATTGCAGGCGGTGCGGTATAAATCGCGCTGCACTTGGGGCATTGCGCCGCTCTTCTTGATGTTGTTTTTTTCATAGTGCTGCCTCCTCGCTTCTCTTTACTGCGTCCATCAAGATATTGATATCAAATCCGAAATCTTTGTAGCCTTCTCTGCAAGTGTTGATGTACACCGGACTTGGTATCCCTATCTGCCTATCCTCATGCATGATGTAAGCAAAGCAGTCGCGCACGCCCAAATCCTCGCCGTCCCTACCCCATATCTGCTGTCGGAATTCCTTCTTGTAGTAGAATGTAGGGAAACCCTCGTAGCGGTCTAAGGCGCTAATGTCGCGCTCTGTGACCGCCCATACGCCCACGGGCACGCTAGAGCCTTTGCGCCGCTCAATGGTCAGGTATGCCCCGGTCTTGCTCCCTTTGAAGAGGAGCTCATAGTCTTTGATTTCAGCCGTTCCGTAGAATTTTGCGTCTGGACAGCGTATGATCATCTGAACAATGTTGAGGTTGCTGCCATAAGCCAAGTAGAGTTTTTCTTTCATAAAAATACGTCCTTTCTGAAGAATTGCCCTTCTACCACCCTAAGACCGCCGAAGCGGTCAGGGGAGGTTTGCCGGGGTCATGCAGTTCTGCCGTTTCGGAAAGCTCCGTCGCCGCTCAGGCGGTTCGTGAAGGTTTCTCTTGCGGTCTTGAACTCGTTCCCGATAAATCCAAGGCGAAGGAGCCAAGTGCGCATCGCGTATTTAGGATTGTCCACCTGCTGGGGCTTGGGACTTGCACTCTTTGCGTTCTTTGCCATCGCGCTGAGCGCTAAGCAAAGCTGTATGTAGCTCTTGAGCTGTCCTGCGTGAAGCCCATTCTGCTTTGTGCCGCTCGGTGCGTCGAATTGGAAAAGTCTAAACTCAACCGTACCCTTGGTGAAAGTGGCGTGCAGGTTAAGCATATGGTATCTGCTGTCGTTGTAGTGCGCTGACCGGCCGTAGCTTGCGTTCTGGCTAGTGTACCAGATGTCCGCAAGCTCCGCCATGGTCTGGGGCTTTTTGCGGTTGAGCTGTTCGAGGAATGCGGGGCTTACCGTGCGGCAGTAGCGGTTCATTCTTCCTCTGTCAAGGTTGAGGGCACTTGCTAAAAGGCTTTCGTGGCTTGCCATTATATTGGCGAGGTTTCTGAGGCTCTGCGGCGTGTGTCCCTGTGCGCCGATGTGAACGTGTACCCCGCAGCCCCTTGTTGCGTCGCTCTTGGCTCCTGCCTTGCGAAGTCGGCGAATGAGTTCCTGAAGTGTTTCGATATCGCTGTATGTAAGGATCGGAGTGACCATTTCGCACTTTTCACCGTCAGGCCCGTGAATGCTTACGTCTTTCTGGAATTTCCACTCGCGCCCCTCGCTGTCCCAAGCGGAGAAGGTGCAGTATCCGTTGCGGCCGGCGGTGTTTTCGTGGCGGTGCGTTCCGAAGAACTCAGCGGCGATCTGTGCGGCTTTCGCTCTTGTTATGTTGTTCATCTCGACCTCAACGCCTATGGTCTGGTTCTTAATGCCCTCGATCTGTACCTGTGTGTTTTTCATTGTCGTGTCCTCCGGTTGGCTTTGTTTTCCTTTCGTTGTGTACATATTAACTCTAAAACGAGATAATAGCAAGCCATTTCGGAACAATATATTGCACGAAATGTACAGCGGAATTATGTGTATATTATGCCGCTCGGTGCTACCTGCTGACCAGCTATATATTAACTCCGAAAGGGACACATATCAAGAGAATAAACTCACAAACTTTCAACATTCAACTGTGAATAATGAACAATTCCCGAAAGGACAAAGAAAACGCAGGGCAAAGCAACGCCGTTCCCCCACAGCTTGTATTCCGCTGAATCGCTGTGAGGACTTTTAAGCCATGCGCGGAGCTGCTTATCTGACTTTGCCTTGTTTGAGCCGCTCGTTATATTACGATGAGTTTCAAAGACGTGCCGCCAGAATTCAAGTTCATCCTCGGTCGGCTCTGCTGTTTCGAGGTCAGCACACCACCAATCTGGAAAGCCTTGCAGCCGGGCGCACTCCGTAGGCATGAGCCTCCGGACGATGTATTGAGGTTCTTCCGCAACGGTCGGTGGATCCTTATAATCAGATGCCACAAGAGTGCCTGCAACATTCTCGGTAGCTTCTGTGTGGTATGAGTTCTTGCTCGTGCTATACGCCCTCGCCGGCGAAAAAGCTACTGCGTGACGGTCGGTAGCGTTCAACGTGAAAGAAACGTCCTCGTTCACCCCGCTGCCTTGCGGTCCGTTCTTGTCCGTTCTGCCTATCATCGAGCCTTGGACGGATACAACAGCAACCCCGCCTTGGTTGGAATCCGGCGCATTACCGCCGGTATCTATTGTCCGCGACGTAGTAGTTTCATAGCAATTATGCCTGGCATTCTTTGTTCCCTCGGAGGTAAACCTTACATCAAAGCATCTCGTTTCTTTGGTCACAACAAACGGCTGATTGTTCCCGCCCATTCCATAGGTCGAACTTACTGTTGGAGCGACATCAAGCGGTCCGGTATACCGTGTGTCCTGTGAATGATTTTCGTAGACAGTTGCTGGTATCGTCCCAGCGCGGAGCGTGGGCGAGGTTTCTTCCTCGTAGCCGATTCCACGTGCTTTCGCCGAATGCTCCGCGCAAAAGCCGGCAGCGTTCATTAAGCCCCCGCTTGCCGCTCCAATGCCGCCCTCAGCAACGGCGGCAGTTCTTTGCCACGCGCGGAAGCTCTCAGCAGAATACCGCGACACGCCCTCGGACTCAAACAATATCTTTCCGGCGCATTCGGAATCAAGATCTGCGATAAGGTAGATGCGTTTTCTTCTCTGGGGTACTCCCCAGTATTGAGCGTCAAAGACTCTCCAGGCAACGGAGAAGTCTTTTGCCATGATATATCCTGCTGCTGTCCATCTCTCATATCGAGGAACAGAAACGGTTTCGTCTTTGATTTTACACAGGCTTTCGAGGACGCACCGAAAGTCCTCACCGCCGTTTGAGCTGAATGCTCCGGGAACGTTCTCCCACACGCAGTATCGCGGGTATTTGCCATTTGTTGCACACCTCATTTCCTTGATTATCCTGACTGCCTCATAGAACAGGCTGGAACGTGCGCCGTCCAAGCCGCTCCTCTTTCCGGCAATGCTCATATCCTGACACGGACTGCCAAATGTGATAATATCGACAGGCGGTAGCTCCGCGCCGTTAAGCACAGACACGTCGCCGAAGTGCTTCATCTGAGGCAGTCGCTTTGTTGTGACACGGACGGCAAACGGTTCTATTTCCGAGGACCACAGCGGAGTTATTCCCGCAAGCACTCCACCTAGAGGAAAGCCGCCGCTGCCATCAAACAGACTGCCTAAAGTCAGTTCACTCATGCTCCACCGCCTTTGCAAGTGAAGCATATGGGATTCTTTCACCGTTTCGCTCTACAAATACATCATCAGGGCGTCCAGTATCATCAACGTATCTCCGCAGAATGACAGAGGCATACTTCTCGTCCAATTCCATAGTGTAGCAGATACGGTTCGTCAGCTCACACGCCATAAGCGTTGAGCCGCTCCCTCCGAACGTATCAAGAACGACAGCGTTTTCCTGCGTGGAATTCTGAATGGGGTATGAAAGCAGGTCAAGCGGTTTCGACGTGGGGTGGTTCGCATTTTTCTTAGGCTTAGCGAAATTCCATATGGTGGTCTGCTTTCGGTCTGAATACCATGAGTGCTTACCATTTTGCAGGAATCCATATAGAACCGGCTCATGCTGCCATTGATAGTCGCTCCGCCCTAAAACCAGACTATCTTTGACCCAGATACAGCAGCCAGCGAGATGAAAGCCAGCGTCAACGAAAGCCCGGCGGAAATTCAGTCCTTCCGTATCAGCATGGAAGATGTATGCCGCCGCTCCCTTTTCAAGGCAGTCGACCGCCACGGTGAAAGCCGATTTAAGGAAGCTGTAGAAATCTTCGTCCTTTATGCTGTCATTCTGAATGGTCAAGCCGCTCGATGATTTGAACGATACGCCATACGGCGGGTCTGTCAGGAGCAGGTTCGCGCGCTTGCCGCCCATCAGAGCGGCAACATCATCGGTGCTGGTAGCATCGCCGCACATCAGACGGTGTCTGCCTACCGTCCAGATATCGCCGCGCTGTACAAATGCCGCTTTCTCCAATGCGGCTGACAGGTCGTACCCGTCATCTTCAACATCAGATTTGCTTTTATCATCGAATAAGTCCGCAAGTTCCTTTTCGTCAAAACCTGTGATGGATAGGTCAACGCCCTCGCCTTGCAGGTCTGACAGCTCCACAGCAAGCAACTCATCATCCCAGCCTGCGTTAATGCTCAGCTTATTGTCTGCGATGATATATGCGCGTTTCTGCGCCTTGGTGAGGTGTGATTCCTTGACGCAGGGTATTTTCTTTAAGCCCAGTTTTTGCGCGGCGTAAAAGCGACCGTGACCGCACAAAATCGTGTTATCCTCGGCAATGACGATAGGGGCGAGGAACCCGAACTCTTTTATTGACGCGGCAATTTGTGTTATCTGTGCAGAGGAATGCGTCCTGGCATTTCGCGCATAGGGGATAAGCTCCTCAACGTCCGCAAGGTAATAGTTCAGCTCGTTACTCACCGTAAACCACCTCCCGAACGTACGTCGTCGGCGCGGGACGTGATTCTTTCAACTGAAGATTGATTTCACTCCGTATCGCGATAACCTGTTTCATGTAAGATTGAGCCATCACTACATACGGAGATTGAATAGGTGCACCGGTGGTCGGGTGCTTGGCGATATAGCCATACTTTGAGATAAGCCGCTCAAGGTGTATCCATCGAGCCACGGAGAATGCATACTGCTCGACCATCTGCATTGATACAGCGTTCTTCAACCCACGCGAATCGAGCCATTTGAGCGTGTCCTTTAACACCTCATCGGCTCCAAGTTCGCTGCCGTCGCGCTGTATCTCTTTCAGATACTCCTTGATAGGCGGCATCTCAACCGCTTTGATTTCTTCACATTTTTTCCTGGGTAACATAAAACCTCCTCAATTTTATATTGCGCCGGGCGAGAACGCAAAAATTGAGGAGTGCATTGCATCTGATTATGTTTTCATTATATCACGCATTGGACGGGACATGGGGGACATTGGTGACAACTTAATCAGGATTGTCCGATATGTAGCGATAGTACATCTTCTTGACGGAGTCGATGGTGTTCCCACCACCGAGCTCCTCCGCAACAGTACGCCAGCTTTTATGCTTGAGAACTCGCTTCTCCATGATGCGCTTAATAAGCAGGTCGTTGATACGCGCGATATACCGCTCAATTCTGACTTTCAAAGCCTCATACTCCTTGACCTCATTGCCAAGCTCCGTCTTGAGGTGTGCCAGCTCGATAAAGCTGTCCTCGGTACGGTTGCGCGGTGTAGGATTCTTCGGTACACCGCTCGTATCGAAGGCGCTGGAACCACAGAGTTTTGCTTCAATCCTCGCGATTCTCTCTTTATCATCTCGAATAGCGTCCTCCAGCAGGTAATATTTATTTAATTCTGCTACCGTCATAATATCGTCCAATCCCCTTTATTAAAGATATCCGTTGTCTTTTGCGAATGTGTTCATCTTCTTAAGCGTTATCTTCCCCACGCCCGGAATATTGGCATTTGCAAACGCCTCGAGGAATTCAGCAACACTCTTGGTCGAAGTGGCCTGCTCCTCAAATGCTGTAGGCGGCTTACTTGCCGCCACAGATGCAGAACGAACCTTTTCGACAAGCTGAGCGTCAGTCATTTTGCGGAGTTTCACCGCCTCGTCATGTATGCTCACTTCTTCCGGGGTTCTCCTGCAATTTCTCTTCTTAGCCATAAGTTACACCTCCCTGTGAAATTGATTGCAAACAGCTATTTTTCATCAAGGTATGAGAGCAGCGTTTGTTGAGCTGACTCAAATCCATAGCACACCTCGACTGCATATCCGTTGTTCTTCAGCTTTTCTATCCATGTGTTCTGTGCATTAGACGTTCTCCCCTTGGGAGCTTTCATCTCGATAAACAGTCCGTGATAAGCTCCGCGCGGAACAGGGAGAAACAGGTCGGGAACACCCGCCTGCACTCCCATCGCCTTGAACCTTGCGGCTTCGACCTTGCTGCGCTTACCGCCGTTCGGAACATGAAACAGCAACGACAACTCGGGGTGTCTGCCGCTTTCGAACTGCACCCAGCGAATAAGTATCATCTGTTCGTTATCTTCTATGTGCTGCATTTATACCCCCAGAACGCGCGACGCGTACATATCGGCAGTGTGAGTAAAGAGTACGGCCGGGTACCGTTCAACCGCTCTGCCGTAATATTCCCATTCTTTCTGATCGGTAAACGACCCCATGTGCCAGCGAACACACGCTATCTCCTGTTCAGTGAGGGTAATATGCCGCTGGAGCATTATCAGTGACTTTTCGCCATGACCTGTGAGTATCTGGTTCTTGTTCCATTCCCACTTGTCGCCGGCCCAGTTGTAGCAGTAGTCATCGACCTTGCAAAGGTCATGGAACATTCCGACAAGCCAAGCGCTCCTGCTTTCGTTCCACTGCAATCCGAGGTTTCGCGTATATTTCTCCAGCTCGGCTACAACTTGACTAGAGTGTATATAAAGTCCACCGCGCTGGTTTCCATGATGTCCAAGGGAGGCTGGAGCAGCGAAAAAGCCGTGTGCCTTGAGCCAAGATGGGAAATTTTCAGGAACGTCAACGCATTCTGGATAATTGAAAAAGTCGGAATAGTTTTCCTCGTTTACCTTTGCAAGTTCCTTGTGATCGTCGCCGAAACAGCTAAACAGGAACTCCAGCTTTCTCTTCGCATCGGCACAGGGCTTGAGCTTGCCACTTTCCCAAAACTCGACCTCGCTGGGGATTTCATCAACAGCATAGGCTACCTGCTCAATGGTTAAGCCTTTTCTTTCTCGTAAATTTTTCAACTGACTTCCTATTTCGTTATTCATTTTATCCTCCATCAGAATGGGTAATCATCGTCCGGTGCATTGTTTCCGACTATGGGCGGTGGGTCTGGAGCAGCGGGCTGTTCCTTTGCGCCGCTCGGTGCGCTTGATGTCTTTGAGCCGCCGAAGTTCGCACCCTCCACATAGATTTCGGTTTTGCTGACCTTATTTCCTGCTTTGTCGGTGTATTCGCTGGTTCTCAGAGAGCCGTTGATTATTATCATATCACCTTTGCCGAAATGATTGCAGATGAACTCAGCTGTATGACGGAAAGCTACGCAGGAGAACCAATCTGTTTTGTAGCTTCCGTCAGACTCTTTGTAATTGCGCTTGACGGCTATCCGGAAAGAAGCGCTTGATATGCCGCTCGGCGATGTGTTCAGTTCGGGCGCTGCTCCAAGGTTGCCCTGCATGCATAAATTATTCAGCATCTTCCTCGTCCTCCGTGTCCTCGTTCTCGTCGAACGTGTACTGATGTTCGACCCCGGAATCGCTTGCCGCTCTGCGTTCCTCCTCAGCTGCCAAAGTATTCAGATAAAGACTCATGCAGTTGTATATCTTGGTCTGCGATTCCTGCCAGGAGTCCACCATTCCTTTTGGAATACGAAGTGACGGAATCATTGCAACCAACTGTAAACCGTTGTATACAAGCAGATATGTAGCATCATCCTCGCCCTGAATAAGCACCTTTTGTGTATATTCTGTTTCAACGATGGGCGAAAGCAGCTCGGCGGGAATAAACGCAAAAGTAGTCTGGTCTTTGTCGACAACGACTTTCATCTCTTCTTCTCCGAAGAATGTGGAGTGTATTTCGATTTCGTCGGCTTCAAATCTTCTGAATTTGCAGGCCGTTTCAACCTTTTTGGCAAGCATACACGCTCCGTCGCTATCGTCCCATGTATTGTCGATTGTCTTTGCATTGAAATCGAACATGGCACAAGCCTGTCCATACGTTATCGAAGGCAAATCGGAGATGTCGTAAAGACCCCAATTTCCTCCGAGCCACTGCTGTGACCGCTCGTTGACCGTAGAGGTTATGCCAAGGTAATGTGTCTTTTTCACGAGCTTTGCGAGTTTCTTAATTATCATTTTGGTACTCCTTTTTACCCCTTATTAACTACCACTCTGCAAGTGTTCACAGCCGTGCCGCTCTCCTTGAACGAGCTTTCCGGCAGCGGCTCAATGGTACCGCCATAGCTTTCCACAAGGGCTCGGAACTCCGCCGTGCGCTTATCAGTGCGGAACAGCACCGACGCCGACATGATTGCAACAACACAGCGTGTAGCCATGTGAATTGCCTTGGTGACGTGGATAATGTCCTGCTGCTTGGCAAACGGCGGATTCATTACGATCACGCTGTACTGCTTGTCCGGTTCGAACGTCATGAAATCATCATGCACCAGTTTGAATCCCTGTTCTTCGAGGAATGCGCGGTTCTTGGAATTAAGCTCCACACAGTCACAGCCCGACATATACTTGGCGATTGCTCCTCTGCCTGCCGAAGGCTCAAGGCACACATCATCAGGCGTGATGTTCGCAAGTCTTACCGTTTCGGCGGCAAGCTCGTCCGGAGTCGGAAAGAACTGATATTCTGTTTTCTCGCTGGTGTATTCGCCAGTGAGGATAATGCTCTGCAGGATATCCTCTACATCGTTGGCAAAGATGTGGCACTTCTTGGAGCTGTTCCATTTGCCGCCGATTGCCGAAAGCACCTTGCTTACCTGCTGATATGTCTTTCGGTCAAGCTGTTCTGTGAGGCGCAGCGTGTTGCCGCTCACCTCTGCTTTTGCAAGCACTTCAATTATTGCACTGTCAATTCTCATGTCTTTATATCCTCCAACATAAGCTGTATTATTTCCTCGGGGGCGTTGTCCCACCCGGATTTGATGGTTGCTACTATCTCATCAAGAGCACGATTCTGTTCCTTGATGAGTTTGGAAGCTCTTTTCTTAAACCAACCCGCCAACTCGATTGGATTGTCCGGCATATTCTCCAGCTTGTCTACTGACTTCATATTCTGGAATGATGATGCAAGCAGCACCATCTTCTCAACTGTTTCACGCTGCTTATCGGGAACGATGTATACCAAGGGTAATTTCTCGATCTCTGAGCAATCGAGCTTTCGAGAAAAGCCCGTCTGTGTGCCATCGTCAGGCGGTATGCACAATTCCAGCGACGCCAAGAGGCACAGCAGACCGTATTCGGGCAATATTTCCGGAACAAAGCGAACAGCACAGACGTGCCTAGAAAGGACGCAGTCGCCTATATCGTTTATCGCGACCTTTCCGAGCGTTCCCACGGTCGAAACGAGTATATCACCCAACTTGGATATTGTTTCGTTCTCGAAGTTCTCACAGTACTTTTCGCATTTCAGCCGAGCATCTTTCATGCAGGACGCCCCGACAATGTAGGGGATTCCCTTTCCTTCGGTGTTCAGCTTGGCTTTGTCTAGGTTGCGCCCCTGAAATATCACGGCGCAATCTCCTATGGTTATGTATTCGCTCATGATTTCTGTTCCTCGAAATACTTCATTCCGATCAGATCAGCAATGCCAACGCTTCCGTCATCACATGTGTGAGGTGTTTTTCTTCTCACATATGAAAATGCTCCTTTGCCAAGACAACCAACTGCATCTGTGATGCTAATTGCCAAGTGCTTGTCTGTAATTTTCTCTTTTACACCTACAAGAATTTCACCGCAAAGCTTGCACATGTATACTGGCATGTAATACCCGTTTTCGTCGTTATTCATATTGTCCCTCCTGTTCAATTTTCCGACCGCATTCCGGACAAAATCTCAGCTTGTAGCTGCCATAATCGCACCAGCTTTTGACCCTGCCATTAACAATCAACTTTTACCAGCGTTGTTAAATACACCGACTTTATTTCTGATGGAGTATTGACCTTGCTTTTCAGCATTTTGAGATCTTCGCAGAAATGACACCGCTTTTTACTCATTGTGCTTGTTCCCTCCATTTACGGAATTCTGAATCATCTTTGCGAGAAATTCTGTAAATCCCGTATCGCTTTTAGACTCCTGCTCGATAGGTTCCCTTGCGGCATAATGTAAGCAGCAATTTGCGCCGACGCTCTGCTGCGGAAACTCGGCACGAATCAAATCCCTTGCAGCTTCTCCATGTGCCTGGCTGTCAAAAAGCGCGAAATAAAGCATCCCTCTGTCATCTTCATGGAAGAACACCATGGGATCACACCACCCGACAAACCCGTCCATTTTACGTATTGCGGCTACAACGCGCTTCCTGAATTTATCGAGCGGGAACTCCCACGCAAAAAGCGTAACAGTCCATACCGGACACCGGAACTTTCTTCTGGTCGGGTCACGCTGTATCTTAAGTTCGCCTTTCACTCTTAATCACCTCCAACACGGTTTATAACTAAGGAAATTATCTTCGAACGGTTCATAGCTTCAGCCACTCTACCGGACCGTCCATTTTGGCGCCGCATTCTGCACAGAACTTATGATTGGAATACGGAGTATTTCCGGCGCTGACATAAGTTCTATGACACCTCGAGCATTCCTGCGTTTTGTTGAAATCCCCATTAAGCGCTCTATAAGGAGTCTCGTTTATCCAATGTGCATGCACCACCGGCGCAACATCGGCGGCTGGCTCGCTCTGTATAGCTTCGTACGCCGCGTTTATCGCCTCGTCCCAGCCTGCTGTATAGCTTTCGGGTTCTGCTCCGCACCCGCCTATATCGTTCAGAATCTCCAATGCGCGTTCGCGCGTTATGTATTCACTCATTCCTCTGTATCCTCATCAACGTAGTTCTCGCTGAAACACTCCCGGAACATATCAGCCGACAGCTTGTACATTTTCTGGTGCCGTTCCTTGCTGTCTGTGTACTTCCCGGAATTGTGCGCGAGCTGTGTTATCTTTCCTCTGCATGTTTCAGCGGTGCACTCGCCGTTGTATTCGGCAAGGCAACCGCTGCATTCTTCGGTGTGATTGCTCATTCCTGTTTACCACCTTTCAAACCAGAATCTTACGTCCGTTCTAGGGCGTGCTATCATTCCAAACCTGACTAGATTACGGAAAGTTGCGCTGCATTTCATCTGCGTGTCATAGGCTCGTTCAATGATTTCCCTGAACCTCTCTACCGTGTACGTGGACTTGTAGTGATTACAAGCCCGGCACGCCGGATAGAGATTTGAGATATCGTCCTCACCGCCGAGGTGCAGTGGGACAACATGGTCTGCCTGCATGTCCTTGATAGTGATTTCGCAGCCGCAATAAGCGCAGCGACCGCCGAATTTCTCATAGATCTGCTGACGTTCAAAAGGAGTAAGAGTCCTTCTTCTCTGCTCAGCCATTGTTATCGCCGCCTTTGCGTGCCGCTCGGAACATGGGGACATAGCCGTTTGTAACTCTGTACCATGCGCAAACGTGCTTCATATCAATGCTGACGTGCTTTTTCTTGGCACGGGTGACGGTGTATAAATCCTCCGCCTGGACCTGCTCCAAACAGGAGGAGTCCATCATCGGAAGTCCAGACCATCTGCACCACGCGGCGCGATATGTTTTGTAGTAGTCGTTGTAGCTTTCCTTGGTCTTTTCGAGCCAATTTGTATCAGGCATCACAATCAATCTCCTTTATTTTTTTGCCTGGCTGTCATTGTTTAAAATCTTACTAAGCATCTCAGCCTCAGTTGGAAATGCCATAGGGTTGTCGATATCGCAACTAAGCCAGCCATCGTAGCTCTCGAAATCCTCATCATATTGCATACGGTTATACACATGAGGGCTTGGCTCGTCTGGATCAGGGAAAAGAGCGCTGTATGTAATCAAAGCAGGAACACCTTTGAATGCGTACAACCTTGGGTATTCATCGGTTTCATCATGCATGATATAATCGGCGTTCCTTTCCAGTATCGGACCTCTTGCCAGTACCTGCTCCTTGGTTATACGGCAGTTCGGATTGTCGCAGAATGGACACTTATTTGTTTTATCCATGGTACGTTCCTTCCTCTGCCTTTTCTGTTCGTTCCTCGAACTTCTCACAAGCCTTTGAACTGATACCTTTAAGCGTATCGTCGTGAATCTGACAGTACACGCTTGTACCGTATTTCTTGACGTGGGCATACTTGCAATGACCGCACTTGTTCTGGATTTCATTGTTTTTCTTCACAATTTATCACCTTTCAACGATGGATTGTTTCCGGGCAGGGAATGCTCCCCCACCCGAATTCAATCTGACATTCCCGTTATTAGGTCTGTTCTAATATCGTGCCCATGCGCTCAAGTACCTTCTTAAGCGCAGAAGTAAGCTCGGCACGCTCTTCGGTATCAGCCTCGGACACAGCCTCTGTCGCGGCGGTGAATGCTGTTTCTATCTGCTTAAAGTAGAACTTTACCTTATCACGTGCGCCGCTCGTTGGAGCAGGAGCAGGAACTTCAACCACCTGTGCATTTGATTGCAAAGCAGCGTTTTCGACTTTCAGCTTTTCAACCTCATCCTTGTACTTCTTCGTGGACTCCTTGGCACCGTCAGCAACTTTGCGCAGTTCGTCATTCAGAGTCTTGAGACTGTTGATTTCTTCAGTGAATTTCTTCGTGGTTTCGCGCGTTACGGTCTTTTTCGCAAGTTCAACGGCGTTACTCCAGTCCTCATCCTTTTTCTTGCACATTTCATCGCGACCTTGCTGAATGAGTGCGTTCCGTTCTTCCTCGGAAATTTCTGCCTTTTCAGTCGGTCGACTTTCAAGCTCCCTGATCTGTTCTGAAAGCACTTCTTTTTCCTTAAGTAGGGCGGCTTTCTGCTCCTCAAAGCGCTTTTCCGCATTAAGTGCGCCGGACTCCATGTCCTCGTTGGCCTGATGTGCCGCCTCGAGTTGCTTTCTCAGTTCTTCAACCTGCGATTCAAGTGAGGAGCTTTCGGCATTCTTGCTCTTTTCTTCCTCAAGCTGTAAGGTCAACTGCTCGAATTTGTTGCGGTATTCGTCCACCTTTGCGCTGAGTTCGCGTACTGAAAGGGCATTCACATCGTTATTCTGCATGAGGTCATCGGCGTCCTCGTCATCCAGTTTCGCAATTTCAAGCAGCTTGGTAATACCGAGCTGCTGAAGCTGTCCCAGCTTTTCCTCGCCGAATTTCTCGTAAATCTGTATAAAGTTATAGCCATGGCGCTTGCCTATGCCTATCTTCTTTTCGCAGTACTCCTCGAAATTCTCATACCCCATCTCAGTGAAGAGCCGCTCGTCACGGACTGTCTTGAGATCACGCCCCATCTCTATCATGGAGCTTGCGGCTATCTTGCCATTGGCCATGATCCGCTGCGTAAGCTGCGCCGCTCTGTCCTGACGTTCAGTTGATATTGAAGTATCCGCCTTTTCTGCAATCTCCGTCGTGAATGTCTGCTGTTCCACTGGCTGTCCCTCCTCTTCTTTAGCCTTACGGTAGTGATAGCAATTTTCCGGTGCCGAGCAACATCTTTCAAGCCATTCGCCGGCTTTGCTTTCCTCTGCGAATATCATCTTGGTGTGTTCACATTCGAATTCCATAGCGCCGAGATAGTTCACCTCGGCCTTGCCATATTCGCTGGAGTAGTAGGGGCACGTCTTACTCATCTTGCAGAATCCGTCCGCAAGCATCTGAAGCTTTTCACCTTCGTTGAATTCGATTCCGTCAGCATCTTCGTCCTCGTCATTCGGAACTGCATCCGGCTTGTCCAGAATGGTGTCCGCCGTTTCAACGTTCCAAAGCGGACACTCCTTTTCCGCTTTCTCTGCGTGCCAGCAGCACTGTATCAGAGCTGCGCTTTCCGGGTCATTGTTCTTGAAAACTTTTCCGCCGCTCGCCATGTATGAGCAGAGGATTCTTGTCGAATCAGCACCGACTTGCTCGGTGCCCTTGTAATACTGGCATGTTTTCATGTGTTACGCTCCTATTCGTATATTCTGTTTGGTTTCTTCCTTCTCGGATGCATCAATCGGTTCCTTTTCCAACCGTTTAGTTACAACCTTAAGCCACTTATCAACAAAGGCTTTGACATCTGAAGTCGGCAAGACGTTGTGAAGACCGTGATTTTCAATGAGCCTACCGTCGCTGCTTATGTTTACAGTAAAGTACGGCTCGTCTGGTTCATCAATCTTCCTTAGTCCGAAAATGTTTGCAGTTCCTTCAACACACCGCTTGGTATAAGTCTTTACGCAATGATCCAGCTTATTGCTTTCGTTGACAAAGTCCTGTATTGTCCTCAGCGGTCGAATAATAAACTTCTTATCCTTGTATGAAAGCCGCTCAAGCAGTTTCGTTCTTCTCTGCAAATGTTCATTCTGAACCGTAGATTCCTTAATGAACACCAAGTCATTGCACCTGTCATGCTCCTTCTTTATGTCCTGCGGAAAGAATAATTCGCGATTTCCAGTAAGGTCAAATCCAAGCTTCTCCGCTGCCACGACATAATCTATGAAGAAAATACCTACACCGGATTTACGCTGCATTTTTGTCCGCTGCTTTTCAAGATAGTTGCTAAGACGAACAATGGGTAACCGATATTTAAGCATAATCTTTGAAACCTCGCTTAAATGCTCAGCACATTCGTTACAAAGCTTACAAAATGCCTTAATGTCTTTTTCCGTCAGCCCAAGTTCTCTCCACACTTTTACCTGAAAAACAGAAACATCAATTTCAGCGAAAAAAGGAAGAATTGTTTTGCTCACTCCGAGGTATTTATACGGCTTGTTTGAAGAGCATACTCCAAGCCCGTCCGCAGCGCCATAACCATAAATAATTGACTCTGCAAGACTGTGTAAACCCTCTTTACCAAGGTTTTCTACAACAGGAGCCGTTTTCAAGCCATTCAGCAATTCTATGATGTGCCTGCCCCACTTTGCACAGAGAGGGGCAATGTCCATGTTCTGTATAGTTGGTATCCCAGTTGCGTGAACCAGTTCAACGAGATTTCCCGGCCAGCATGCTCCGAGCTTAACATACCGAATAGATCTCCGACTAACTTTCTCCCATTCAGCTCTCTTTTCGTAAACCGAGTCAAGCGCTGCAATTTGCTGTTCACGAACAATTTCCCAAAAATCACGGCGGTATTCGGTTAATTCATCTTTTCTGTTTATTTCGCCTGTATTAATGTCATACTCATAGCGTGTTATAGAAAAGAAGTACCGGCTAAGAAACTTGCCATCCGATAATATCTGATGATATACGGTGTCACAGCTTTTCGCCCAGTCTATCTTACTGGCGCAATATGCTGTATAACGTTTTGCGCGTATATTAATACACTGAATTTCTGCTCCGCACACAGGACATATTCTTTTTGCGTAATCCCTAACTCCGTCCAATTGCGATTCGTTCTTGCATACAGAGCACTTGCCCTTCTGAGTATGCTTGTGGGAGTAGCTGTAAAACCACGGAGCTAATTTGAGCCGCTCGGTAAATATCCATTTCTTCATATCCTCGGGGGTGTCAGAATATGGATACATAAGATCCCTAACCCTAGCATTGCGGCGCTGTGTAGCTTTCTTGATTTTATCGTTGAAGAAATCAACCTGATAATCCGCTAACCAGCTTAACATACTTTTTGGATTGAAGTCGGAATTATGTACATCATATCCTGCAAAAGCGTCAAACCGTTTCAGGAAATCTCCTATTGTCTTATCTGCATCACCATATGGAAACGCATATGCGTCTGCGAAACCGCTCCGTAAAGTCCATGAAAAACTGCAATACCAATCGTAGCCCCATCGTGTCGAAACATTTCCATTGCCTATCTTGAACTCACCACGCTTGAATGCGCCATCACCGAGGTACGCCTCGCTTGCCATTTCCCCGTTCTCGGTAAGAAAATGCCTCTCTCCCAGCGTCCATTCGTTTTCTTTTTCAGTGGGCAAATAGAGGCATACGGATAAGACACAAGTATGCTTTTTAGTGAATACCGTTTCAGCAGTATACACACCTGTTGATTCATAGTTCCTGCTATATCTTGACTTTGATGCTTTCATTTTGAAGGTGATGTTCTCGGTGAACATTGTTCCCGACAGTTCCTTGTATGCTATCATACCAGCACCACCTTAAAGAAGGTCATCAAAGCTGATGACAGGTTTCTTTGCGCTCATCTGCACAGGAATCGGCAGCGGCTTTCCTGCTGACACACTTTCTTCTTTTATGCCGAAATATCCACGAACCCACTTCCAATGCTGCTCTTCTGATATCTTGGATATACCGTAATTCTTGACCTTGACCTCATTAGCCTTGCCTTTCTTGAAGCAAAACTCCAGACACCCCTCTAAGCTGAGTTTCTTTTCAAGGATTCGCGTATCAAGTTCTGTGTCACTGCGAGCAGTGAGATACTCAAATATCTCACGCTCCATATCGTTGCTCGGTTCTCCGAGCTGCTTAAGTGTTTCGCTGTTCATAAAATTCCTCCTATATAGCACCCCGATTGATTTCGCGCGGCTTTTTGGGCTTTGCGCCGCTCGTGTCCGGGGTAATTGACCTGTTTTGTTGCCTGAACCCGCATTACTGCTGAATTCGTTTGTATCTGGCTCTACTCGAGCCTGATCATTCTGAACCTTGCATAATCCCGACCTGTGACAGGGTTCTGACCTATCTCATAATCAATGATCTTGAACTTCGGATATACCCTGCTCATGATCGCTCTGACCTCGTCGTTTCGTGCAGCGTCTTGAATCTTCCGCATGGTCTTTCTTGATACCTTGTTATCATCGGTGGTGATTTCCGGACGTTTGAGGTTATGCGAACCATTCCAGCTGCGTTCCCATTTCTTCTTTGTATCCTTGGACTTCATCAAGTAGACTGCAAGAGAGGTAAAGGTACCATCACTGTCTAGCTGCAAGCGCTTGCTGTTTGTATGTTCGCCACACTTCCACAGCCGCTCAACCTCATCTCTTGTAACTTTACCGTTCCCGCTATTGATAACCAGGTGATAATGGAAGCGTGCTTCGTCGTTCACGCCTTCAATCACATATAAGTACCTTAATTCAAGACCGTTCTTAACATACAAACGCCTTAAGCACTTTATGTAATTGGTAAACTCCCTCTTACGTTCAGAAATGCTCTTTTGTATGTACTCATTGTCAAATGTCAGGGAAACAAGATAATCACCCTCGACAAAGTTGTTGAACAAGAGCCATCGGAAGTGCTTTCGGCTGTTTTTGTCATTAAGACTCTTGATTTTAGGAGGAGAAGCCCTGGTGCGTGTTTTCCTCCTCTGCCTTACTGCTTCCTGCTCTTCCTCCGAATACTCGAAAAGCTCCACCTCTTTGTATCGACTGTTCCGAGCGTCGAATGCCTTTTCCCGGATAAAATTCCGTCTCACTATCATTTCCCCCTGACTGTCGAGGGAGTTTTCCGCTTGAAGAATGAAATGTCCGAAAAGTTAATACTCATTACAAGGCCGTCAAAGCGGCTCTACCGCCGCTTTTTTTGAAAACTCCCTATTGACTTTTAAAGGGAAATGATGTATAATTTAAGTAGGATATTTTTAATTCATTTCCCTGTTTTGTTTCAGCCTTGAGTCTTTGCTCAAGGCTTTATTTTTTGTGTTCGGCTCGTCCTTGCTGCCGAAGTAGCAGTGAACTACCGATGTTTCGTATCCGCTGAAAAACCTGCACTCGTTGCAGTGCTCCATGCATACAGGCGCTGCAAATCGCGGACATCTTACCCATGAACCAACTTCATGGTCTTCGCCCTTCTTGCAGATCGGACATATCTGTGTCGCCATTATGTACCGC